TAAAAGTAATCCCAAACTAACACAGAAAAGAAGCACCAACTTATTGTTGTGATGCATTGGTATAGCAGCGATTGAGTAGTTAACTTATGCTTTTTATGCTCCATGCCCAAACGCAACATGAACGCAAGTGCGACACATAGCCCGTACCACATCCACATTGAAGGATCTGCTATGATAGGCAAAGCAATCATTCTGATAACAACTACATCTGCAATGGCGTATACATATCTCATTACTATGTTCATGTTTTCTTAATTGCGCAGTGAACGACAAAACCAATTAACGTTAACCCCGCAATATGTGCAAATATAGGTGTATTAAACAGAGCAAACGACACGCCGAAGAGAATACAAGCCAAAACGTACAGGCCGCCGATTAATCCCGCAGCTGTTAAGTACTGGAAAAACAGTGTTTCGCTAGGCGTGTTCGGCTTGCCTTTAAATAAGAAATAGCACAGGACTCCCACAAATAGAATTTGAACTGCTCTATCTATTCCAGACCATAGCGGCAACCCTGGTACGATCGGGGATAAATAAACGATTGTCCAAAGCATATAAAGGAATCCTGCGCAGATTTTCATTACTTCTTAGGCGCTTTAACTTTTTTCGGCTTCTTAGGCTTGTCAGTTGAAGCGATCCTGTTTCCTCCTTCGGGTTTACGGGGATCTTTAGGCTGTTCTTTGTCGTCGGGCATAGCTATAAGATTAAGTTAACAATTCTTAAAGGTAACAACTTCGATACATATAAACAACCTATCATTTTTACCCCTACATTTAGTCATTCATTTATAGGTTATTTTGGGGAAGCCTGGTAAGGTGGATGCTAAACCAGGCTTTATTTAAACAGGATGTTATGAGCAAAACAGGATCAAAAATAATAGAAATAACAGGGTGTAAAGGCTGCCCTTTTCAAAATATGCATTGGAATGCTGGCAAAATGGATCAGTGCAATTTAGGAGCGGGGCAAGACAATGAATTCGATTACATAAGAATTCCTGAATCTGGCATACTTGTAGACTGCCCTGTAAAAAATGGGTGCGTAACCGTAAAACTGAAATGATCTAATATAACATGAAACTAACTAACATACACATATGGCTTATATCAATAACAATCGCAATCATTTTGACGGCCATAGGAATTTGCATAAAATGAAAACAGAAAAGGCAATTGTAAATTTCAGCAGGCTAAATAATAATAGTGGTGAATATGAAACTATCCATGAATGGGAAGTTGAAGTTATTCGCTTGAGTAGATTTTCCAGGATAAAAAACAGAATATTGAAATTTCTTAGGCTTAGAAAATGATCAAAGTAGAATTTACCAAGGAATACAAAGGCGTTACATCGATTGTGTGCGATCATCTGCAGACACATGAACTGTTGCTACCGAGATCAGAAATAAAGCAGGTGATTGCCGAGCTTTACATTCATAAAAGTAAAAAGCCGTTTGAAATCCCGGCTAACCTAATCAAACATATAAGTTCATTTAATCCATTGCCGGTATGACCGCACTAATTATCTCAGGCATTGTAATTGCCGTCCTGTTTATCTTCAAAGGCAAGATTTGCAGAAGTATTGAGTCTTGTAAAGAGGATGATTCTGATCTAATTTAATGCACAATTTTCATGATGTCCCCGGTCCTGTACACAGACCCAACGGCTAAGCCTCCAGTAATTGCCGCTGCATTATCTGCATACTCAACAACAGTGATTTTAGTCGTTCCAGAGAACGATGGCGATGCTAAAGGGGCGATTACAGCTGGGTCGATAGCAACAGTTCCTGATGTAGAAAAAGCACCCTGGATAGACATTCCATATCCCCTAACAACAGATGTTACCGTTCCTACTGTCCATGATCTATTTGTAGATAGGTCTTGTGTGACGCTGTTTATCGTTAAAGTACGTGCCAGTGGTGTATAATAAGTATTGGCCCATGCACCGTTAACAATCTGGTTTGTGTTGATGTTTGAGGCAGGAGTTGGTACTATAGGAGTGCCAGAAAAAGTAGGTGAGTTCTGTAATACAACTGATCCGCTACCAGTAGCAGTAGTACTGCCTGTCCCTCCGTTTAAAATTGGCACAACCCCTGTACTAACTAAGTTTTTGCTTGCATCAGTGAACATAGGCAATGAGGCTGCTAGATTTGGAATATTAACCACCCCGCTTGTGGTGATGCTTAGATGTACAGCACTTCCGGATTTTATCATAAAAGGGAACCTGGTAGCCGAGGCGTTTAACCCTAGCCCCCAATAGGAATTTGTGGCGTCGATAAACAATCCTGCCCTGGGATTGTTCGTTCCGTCCTCTATTTGAGTGGCTAAACCGGCCATACCAGATATGGCAGTAGCCCCAAACTTAGGAACAAAGGCGGTGCCTCCAGATGGTATTGTTTTAAGGGCAACGTCTGATCCAATAACAGCGCCGGTAGTAAATACCGCCCCCGTACTCCATGTTTTCTTTCCGGATACTGTCTGAGCAGTGGTAGTATTAACTACCCCGTCTGTTTCTATCGAATCTATCCTATCCTTTTGAACATTTAAAAGATTCTTAACGCTTAAATCAGCAGAGTCAACCCTAGTTTTTGTATAGTAATCACCTAATACTGTAGAGGTAAAGTTATTCCTTAGATTGGTAAGGGAATCCGTTAAATCAGTTATTCCTGCAAACTCTTTATAAAATGCACTAATGCCATTAGCGGTAAACCGGCCAAATAGCCGGGTAGTGTCAAGATTTTTATAAACAAAGAACTGCTGAGAGGTAGCAGACTTTGTGCCAGACGGGGGTTGTTGCGCATAAACACCTATTGTCAATACGCATAGAAATAAAATCAGATATATCTTTTTCATAAAAATTAGTTTATAATTCTGTCTGCAACAGGAACATTACTTAATACATATATTGCTTTATCGGTAACTTCATCAACAACATGGAGCCTAGCAAACCCACCTGCTACAGAAATATCACCATTACCCGCAGCCGGAGCAGTGGCATTCTCAGTAACCTCACATCCATCAATCCACCATTCTGCAATATTTCCAGTAGTTCCACCCGCAGCAGAAGAAAGGTACATCCCTACTATAGATGAGTTTCTTGTTTTAACCCCACCCATAAAGCACTTAGTACCGCCAACATCCACAATATTGCCGCCGTCCTGATGGTCTGCATACATTCCCCCAAAACGATACCCGAAACAATCTTCATGCGATGTAGATCCCTGGTTATTCAAATCAGTCCTGTTAAATCCATTACGGGTTGCAATGCACCCTACTTCAATAAAGTGAGGCGATAACGTTGTCCCGCCACCTAAAAGGTCATCCCCAAAGTGATAGTTGAATCCGTCCCTTGTACTCAAGCTCACCTCTGATTCGTCTGTGGAAATACACAGTCCAATATCCCTAATTGCAAGCCCGTTTTCTCTCACGCCCAACCATCGACAAGATTTATTATAAAACACACTATCTTCCCATACATTGCCGTCACCTTTTACAACAAACCTCGGCATACCCGTGAACGTTATACCCTCCATGTAAAGCTTATAATTCCCTGTAAAAGTTATCAGCATTTCATTGCCTATAGTCTCGTGAATAATGCTGATGTCTTTTGCCATAAGCCGACGTCCGTCAAAAGGGTGTAGCAGTATGCCGCCCCCAGACTCCCTATAGTAACTGCCAGGCGTAGAATCAACAAGGGCAACAGACCCTGCTAAAGTGTAAGTTTTAGGTGTTTGGTCTACCGTACGGCAATGCGTGTCCATTATTAATATAGGTGTGCCTTGTGCTTCTGTAGCCCTTCTCCACACATTCGTATATCCACCTTCTTTAGACCATGCGCCTTTTTGTGGTGTACCAGCTATGACAGGCCCACCTACTGCTATAATAGCTAAATCTTTGTTAATGGTCATTGAGGCGGCAAACTGAGACTGCCCCTGTAGCACGCCGGATTTTATGTAAATGATATCTGGATTTAAAGCCAATGCGTGATCAAATCTCTTTTTTGCGGTTGCCCACGTTAACCCGTCATTTGTGTTTGACGGGTCACCATTCGCAACATCAGGGTTAACGTATACAGCTTTGCTAACAAAATCCGCAATGGTTTCTGCCTTGTACACAGAAAGATCAGTTAATAAAGTGACATTTCCTGCTGAATCTTTAAAATACCTCATTACTCCGGCCCTATGTCCAAAGTTTGGCGTTGTGTAGTATCCGCTCCTATAGCTCACCCCCTTTCCTACTCTCCATCCGTAAGACAAGGAAGGGACATCGCTTGATATTACATTTTTAGTTGCAGTCCATGGCAGGTTATATAGCATTCGTACGGAGCCAGATGTATAGGGCGCGGCTTTCCATAATATGGTTTTATCGGAGCCTATGTTTGAGTTGGCATCTAATCCAGCGTAGCCGCTATTTTGATCTTTCTCTGATTTGTTTTGCTTGATTAAATCAAGCTCATCATACAGCTCACCAGTTATATCTATAGAACTTCCAGCTACACCCTGAGCAAACAATATTCCTGATTCCGTTAATCCGTTGTAAACGATTTCAACTAAATCTCCGCTTGTGTCATAAACTCTTTGTTCCGAATACCCGTTAACCTTATTAAAGGTATCATCACCGTTATCGGTCATGGGTGTGAGGGTAGGGTTATTGCCAAATAAATTTCTACGGCCCGCTGTCCATTCTATTGAAATGTCGCTTTCTGAACCGCCATAAGGTATTTTTAAAAATGATAGCTTAGCGTCTATTTCCCCGTATGAGTATGCCCCAACCTGAGAGGCTGTAACTTCATGGGGATTACTTGTGTCGGAAATATGCTCAGAAATAATTGTATTTATTCCTAGCAGGAAATCATCTATCTGTATTTTGGTATAGTACGGCGTTAAATCAACACTATTCGTTTTCAGTACTAAATTGCCGTTCGCTGTGCCATCTTTATACCAATAAGCATCATTAACGCCGCCTGTAATTACACCATTCAATAAGGTACCACCTGTATTTATAATCACATCAAAAGTTGGGTCACGATAAGAAAGGATGTTGAAATAGCTGTTAACCTCAGCAATATTTAAGAACGGCCTGAACTTAAAATTTACTGCATCATAGAATAAACTTTTGGCATTCAAAGGACTGTCCGACGTTGCGAAAGGGATGTTTTGAGCTTTGAATAAAGATGGGTTATAAGCCATTTCTTGTAAAAATTATATTGTTAGTTTCTTCGTCTAATATAATAGGGGTGCGGGATAAATAGTAATCATTACCGTTAACAGCGTTCATATCGTACCATCTGAAGGAGGGTATTTCCCCCTCATTAGTTTCATTTATAAAATAGTGGTCAAAAACGGTTTGTCCTGACGGCACTTCAAAGAAAAGATATTTACCGGATGCCGCTAGTGGAAAAGGAATGGTAAGTGAACTAAACATGCTTGCAACCTGCATATCGAATTGAAACGGGATGTTTTCCTCATCGCCTATGTAATCGGTATCGGAGTACCCATATCGTATTGTCAGCACTGATGAGATAGTTCGTACTATGGGATCGCTTGTTATAGCTGTAATGGTCAGTTTTTGAACATACGGATAGTCCGGAACGCAATTGGTAATAGTAAGCCATGCGCCCCGGTATTTTATCAGCATGTTAGGCTTTACCGTTTTGTCGTTACGGTCGCTGATCTCGAAAGTAAATGCAGGCTGGAATATTTCTTGTGCCTGGCCTAAGTCACGTCTTGCCGCTATTGGCCTTACATGAGCTGTTGTAGCCCAATATACAACCGAGTTAGGAATAACGCCGCCTGAACCGTCCTTAATATCCTGGTCTGAATATATCTCTATTCTCTGATTGATAAGGCCGGACGGTGTTCTCATATGTCAAATGTAACACATTTGTTGCGTACGATAAAATATTTATTTGTTACGTTTACATAAACAATTAAAAATAGCGAAACATGAAAACATTAACATTACTTGAACAACCAGACTTAGAGTTTATTGATAGGCACTTATCTTATTATTTACAGGGGGATAAAAACTTTTTTCAGAGAAAAGATAAAGACATGCCTAATTATTTTCACTCGTTTAATGATGGTACGTTTATAAAAGCCGCAAAAATAATAGAGTCAGCCACAAAAGAAGATTATGAGGATATAAAGTCTCATGTATGCAAGAGGCTTGATGGCCTTAGAAAGGATCTTTTAGAGTCACAAAAAAAGACTGAAAGACTTATAAATGAAATAGGCGATACTAAAGATGTTTTAAAACTGATTGCCGATAGCAAAGATTTCAATTCGGCTATTTACGCTATATTAGATACTCGTTAAGTTTTTCGCTATTCTTAGCGATTGATTAGGCCGGGCTTTACTGTTCCGGCCTTTTTTATTACTCATAGATCTCAACCTGTTCAATAGACTTTAAAGACACTGTTTCGCTCAATGCTTCGGCTATCTTTAAATCATGATGACCTTCTTTAAGATGGAATGTGCCGGATAAGAAAATGAACTGTTTGTCATCGATCAAATCCATTGATATTAAGCTAAGAGGCGTTACATCGGCTCTGTACGCATTCATAAACACGCCCTCAAATATGCTGTATGGTTTTTGATGGTTGATTAACTGGCTGTTGGCGATGATGAACAGCAAAGACCTGTCTAAAAATTCCTCCCCGACATATACCGGCCTGTACCATACTGAACCAGCTCCAGCGCCAAGGTCTGTATCTATTACGATACCTGAAGTACGCTGCGTGTCTAAAGGCTCATCGTTATGCAGTATTTCTATAGCGTCACGAGTGTAATTTATGTTGCGATATGAGGTCTGCTTGTGTTCAATGCCTATCCCCGGTTTAATCACCGCATTTGAAATGCCAGTGCTTATAGTCGTGTTGTTTACCTGTAATTCATACCTGTCAGCGCCATAACTTGCCCTGTTATCAAGATTTCTTATGCCAAATTGCAATTGATAATCTGCATCCTGGCCCGGAATGTCTATTGACGTAGTTACCTGGCTTTGAAGGTCAGCCCTGTTATACCTCACATCAAAAGTTCCGAACACAGTCGGCGCAGTCCATCCATCCCCGGTAAAATACCTGTCATTAGTTACATCGTAAATTATGGCCTGTATATACGCATACTGACCAAGCGCATTCCATGCCGATGGAGCATACCAATCAAATGATATAGTCGCTTTGTCTGTTGCCCTTACCTGAGCACTTGTGTCATTTTGTGCATACCCTGTTGCTGAATCATCTGCTATAATAATATAGTGATCGGTGGTATCAACCCCATCTACCTGCCTTGTTCCGGTTGTTACGGTTACGCCACCTTGCGCTGACCATGAATCAGGAAGTCCGGTTGGATTTGTAGTCCATATATCGAAATTCCCGTTATAAAACTCATTGCTGAAATAGCCGTATTTGTACCTTACCAAACTGCTTTTCATTCCTTTGGCGATTGACATTGTGCCTACTGGCTGAGTATCCCTATCCACACCTCCAGCGAAAACAGTATTCCCGACTGTTACATCTGAATTGTAGCTACCATCTTCATTGAATAATGTACCCGCAATTGTTCCGAAAGATTGCTCCAGAACATTCACCAAATACCAAACGCCATCCCATTGAAATAAACGGCACGACCATCTGTCTACAATTGACCTTACTACCTCATAAGTTGACACCGGAACACCGTCCTCATTGATAAAGCCGTTACCGTTAATGTATACCCGGATTAAAGGGGACTGATTAGATCCGAAAGTACTCATACTTTCTTCCCTGGTAGTTACAGCGGTAATCATTTTAAGATTGAGCCCTGTTTTCAGTAATGCCAGTCTTAAAAACTCCTGATCGGTGTAAGTCTCTATGTAGTTGGTTAAATCATCCCTTTGAAATAACACGTCTTTTAGCGTACCTGTTCGATCCGTTGCCTGTATCTCTACATCATACGGCTCACTACTGTAAGGTTCACTACAGCTATCAGGAATCACAAACCCTGACCAATTCCAAGCGCCGGACAATACAACCTGCCACTCCGTTTCTGATTCGGTGTATAATGATGATAACTGAAAACCGTTTACAGCTTTAATACGCAAAACACATTCGCTACCGATAACAGGAGATTGTTTGTATTCGCCATCATCTTTGTAATCTACGCTTATCGGATCTTCGCCTGAAAATATGATGTCTGCAACAACCGGATCAGGATCACCAGCCCTAAGTAGCCTTTTAATGTCAATGTTTATCGTGTCCCCGTTCTTGTCGCATATTTCCCCATGATAAAAATCCTTATAAACCAGGGCGTCCGGATCAACAGGCTCACTACCATCAAGTAAAGTAATGGTCTGAGGTATTGAATAACTTGGAACAAAATCACCGGACGGTTGCATACGGGCGTATGTTACGTATTCACCCGCACCAAGCCCTGTATATGTTTTATAGTTCAGATATCCGTTAACCTGAAAGCTAGATCCGTTGTTTATGGTAAAATAACGGAATGTCGTAGCCAAATCAGGCGGGATAGGATCAACGCTTTGAATAATGATGGTGATACTGCCATCTGTTAAACCGATGCCGCTTGGATTTACATAAGAAATATAGACATTTATTGTCATTGCCTGTTTAGTTTAGAATTGCCATCTTTTACCAGAATAGCCAGCTGTTTTGAGTTGGCAATAGGGATCAATACCGGGGCAAAAGTGTCTCGGCCAAGCATTCCTTTCAGTTTGTTTAACGGAGCGACTACTTCCGGATTGTTTCTAGCTCCGGCATATTCCCCGATCAGTGCATTGGTAGGCCCTGATACGATGCCTCCGTTTGCAAAGGCTGTAACGTTTGGCCCGCCACCACCTTTGATATTACCCCCTATACTCGATGCCTTGCCCTTAAAGAATGACCCTAAAGCTACCAAAGCCACACCCGCAGCAATTGCAAGCACTGGATTCAATGATTCAAGAGAGGCTTTGATAGCAGTCAATCCTACGCCTATCCCGATTGCCATTTCTCCAAGCTGAACCAGAACGCCGCCTAATGATTGTAAAAGGCTTTGTCCTATTGCCTGGAATACATTACCACCATTTGCAAGGGCTGAACCCATCGCCTCAGCAAGACCGCCAATAGCATTTGTAAACCCGCTTGTAGTGATTTCTGAGAATTGCTCATTGAAAGCAATAGCATTTTCAATCATCCTGGTTTGTGCAGCCGTCAATGTCCCTTCAATTGCTTTTATCCCGGTTTGATAAGCAGTTAAAGACCGTAACAACTCCCTGAATCCCTCAGCTTGCCTGAATGCCATTGTGGGATCAATAAAATTAATACCCCCGGTTGAATCGCCAATATCTGATTTTGGGAACATCACCCCTTTAGCCGCTTTTTCTGCTTTAGCTGTAAAGTCCGCAAGATCAGCTCCGTTATTCTTTATTTCATTTCCTATGCTTTTAGTAAGATCGACGGCTCTTTTGTCTATAATTAAGCTATCTGATTTTAAGTTTGTTATTTGTTTAGCAAGTTCAGCCCTTTTCTCATCCCAAAAAGTAAGATTTCGTGCGGCCTCACCTCTTAATCCTGCTGTTTCCCTGTCGCCTGCTACCTCTGTTTCTGTGTTTACCCTTTTCTGTGCTTGTGCCTGATTTCTAAGCGCCTCCGTATACTCATTCCTTAGCTTTATGAGCTTTGACTCATTTTCTAACTGCCTGGTTTGCCCCTGAACTAAAAGATCCTGTGCAGCCCTTGCCCTAGCGGTTGCAATGATTGACTGTGACAGACTATCGTAAGCGGATTTAGCTTGCCCTGCAAGTATAGTCTCGTCTTTGATGTTTTTAAAGTACTTAGGGTATTGCTCCTGTAATTTATCAACGGCATCCTTACGCTGTTTGTAGGCGTATGTTGTGTCTGTAGCAACGGCGTATAGTGTTTTTAGCTCTGTCAGCTCTTTTGCTGCGTTCTGAGCGCCTTTTAACTGAGCCTGAGATACGACATCTAGCGATTCGGCATAATCTTCGCCTGACAATTTAGCTGCATCAACAGCTTTTTTGTTTTCGCCTAAACCCCTTGTCCATGCTCCTGTACCTACCTGGGCAAAAGTAAGGGCAGATACGACCGCAGAAAAGGCAAGACCAGCCAAGCCAACAGAAGGGATAAGTTGAGTTAAGTTATTTTGAATACCAGCAAGCCCGAAAGGTAGATCCTGCAATACCCTGCCCATTTCTAAGTAATTCGGGGTTGTCCTTCTTGCGGCCTGACCAGAAGCTACAACCGCCTGAGTTGTCCTATTGATGGCTTGTGGCACACGAGCAGAAGCAGCGGCAACCTGATTTAAGGACTGAGTCGCTACTGCAGCCTGCCTTTGTATATTTGTACCAAAACTAAAACGAGGATTTGTAAGTAAAGAGAACGTTCTTTGAGCAGGGACAGCCATAGCCTGCACCGCTTGCGTTGCTATAGTCGCCTGCCTGGATGCGTTTACACCAAAGTTAAAAGGGGGATTAGCAACAAGGCTAAACGACCTCTGAGCGGATGCGGCGAATTGAGAAACAGCAGTTCCCGCAGTTCCAGCCTGCCTGTCAATAGATCTAAGGCTGTTATTTATAGACTTTGCCGCATCATCGGCAATCTTAGCCGAATCAAGCATATTTCTTCTGAACTCATTTAATTGAGCATCGAGAACCGCAGATATTTTATAGTCTGGCATAGCTAATTAGGATTAATTGTTTTTTCTAAAAGAGCTTGCCGCCTTGCTTTATAAATAGCTATGTTAGTCTCCATTTGCTTTTTAGTAAGCAACGTCACCCTCCCGTCTCCCTCCATTGGCCACAACCGCTCTATGCCTGGGGCATTACTACCTAAATGCGGGGCCATTGAAAACCATGCTACTTTACGAAACATTGACTCTTCATTTTTCATCTTTCGTTTAAATCCTTCACACTTAAGATCAAAATCAAACAAAGTGAATGTGGCTAAATCATCCGGTGTCATCCCCATGAACCCGTAAGCGTACTCCAGAGTAGCCCTAATATTTTCTTTTACTTGCTTGGCTGTAGGTTGTCTAGTTCTTTTTTTTTACCTGAAACCCTTATCATTTCTGAACCAATTGCGCTTTCGCCCCAAACTTGCCACATTTTTTCAGTGTCGGCAATAAAAGTTTCTTCTGCGCCAAACAAATCAAACAGATCCATCGCCTCCTCGTGTGTAGGACATGGTTTTTTAGACCGGAAACACTCACCGTATATACCGCAATAAAACAACTCACCAAGCAAAAGGATATTACTTTCTGTTGAGCCTGCTTTTGCTTTTGTTTCTGCCATAAAGGATTGAAACAGCAATGCAGCAGGCATATTGAAACGAAGCCTTAATAACTTGCCGTCAACCGTAATATCTAAAACCCCGTTTGTCATAATTAGGTTGTTTCTGGTTCGGTATAAACTTCTCCTGTTCCGGTAATAGCGATGCTAAACCCAAATACGGTATTATTTTCAGCAGAATCATTATAGTTGTTGATCCATCCCGTGCCCTCTACATATCCCTCCGGACTGTCAGTAGCGTTTGTACGTCTCCACCATACGGTAGTTTTGTTTTTAGTCAGGTTTTTTAGCGTTACACTGTTTACCCTTGTGGCTTCCTCCGACAATTCCAGTGATGTAACGTGACCATCGCTGTTCATGCTCCAGGACAATTCCCCAGGCTGAGACTCTTTGTTACCGTCACTACATTTATTAGATGTGGTTTCCTCGGCAACAGACATATCGAATCCATCCGTTACTGTACAGGCAACCAATTTATAATTTGTACCGTCTGGCCTTTCGGTTAAAGGCGTGACGGTGTCAACCTCTAAAAAATATCCAGTTCCTTTTTGAGTCTGCATGGCTTTTAAGTTTTAATGTTTATAAGTGTAAATGTAACAACATTGGTACACAAATGCAAATAGGAAATTATTAGCTTTGAATATGAGCGAAATAAACACAGAGGTTAGATATGTATGCGAATGTCACGCTTACTGTAGAGGTACAGCGGCGTTCAGAATTAAAGAGGGTAATTCCGGTGTATGTGAAATAATTCATATTGATTGCCAACGTACAGAAAGTAGTTTAGGCCATTTTAATTCTAGAGATTTGGATGTTCTGATTGAAACAATTAACCAGCATAGAAGATGAAAGTAAACATATTCATCTGCTTTTTACTGTTATTCTGCAAAACAAAGTTTGTCGTTTGGACTTGTCCATATGATTTTATGGATTACAGGAAGTCATATAAAACTATATTCGGCAAAGAGTATTACGTTAAGATTGATTGGCTTGGGCCAAAACATTGGAATTACAGGTGTTCAATTGGCTCTTAACCCACTTTTCCCGCTGCCATTTAATCCGCATCTGCTTATATGCACATGCTTTCTCAGGCATAGGAAACAATAACTCCGCTTGCTGTTCTAAGCTGATTGTTCGATCTGAGCTGTTATCAATATGTTTTTCATCCATATGCGATCCGTAGAATCTTGATAATTAATATTTCGTTCGCTTTCCTTGCTCATATTCCAGACGTGAAAAGGCGACTCAATAGGCATTTCAAATTCATTGCCAATCGGGAATAGTATTTCCAGTATCAGATCTGCAATATTCTCAGCGTGTTCATAGCTTCCTGAATTGGCGTTATAAGCAACCCTTACCTGTATCTGAATTGAATTTAAATCATTCCTGTGACATTTAGGGCTGTTATCATCTGAGGTCTGGTTTGTTAATTGAATCCATGCCTTAGCCTGTTTGTTGTTGCCGATGTTTAATATGGCAGGCGTTGAGTTCGCGTACTCTGAGGCTACCGGAATTAACTCACCTAAGTAAGTGACGTTTTTTATAGCGTCATAAACGGAAGTACGGAAAGGCTTAGAGGTGGATCTCATTGTAACTAAATTGGTACATTCAAATATAGTAAATAGTTTTATATTTGATTATTCTTTGTTCGGTCATAGCAGGCAAATGGGATTACCATACCGTAGGACGTCCCCCCGAAGCATTTACCGGGTAATCATAGGCAAAACAATTGTCTAGTTAAAATGTAAAATAGTGACAGACCGGAAAGACGGTCAATTTGAACAGATGGCGAAATTGGTAGACGCAACTGAGAGCGGGTGTAAATTAAAAGGAAAAGGCGAGTGTCCAAAGCGATAAGTCCAAACCTACCTCCTGAGGGCCGGAAGGTACCCGAGAGCAATATCAGGCAAGTTAATTTGTGAGGGTTCGATTCCTTCTCTGTTCACTGGGGGTATGATCGATGACGTATTTTATTGATGCACCAATAAAGTAAAGAGAGACTCCCCAAAGTATTTAGCCCTGTCATTAATTTGATGGGGCTTTATTATAATCTCAATTCTGACATTGCTTTCTTTAAGTCAGCTATGAATTTAGGTTCGTTTCGAAGGATTGCAGGAAGTAAAAAAGGTTGCGCGGTAATTTGTCCAAGGCCATTTATATAGAATTTTCTTGCAGTCGCTTTCCATTCTGGATCTTTATCAGCAAGATAAGCAGCAGCACTTTGACCCGTGCCAAATTCCACGTAGGCAGCCAATTCACCAGCCGATTGCTCAACGTAAATCGTGCCTGACATGCCGTTGTTAGTAATTATATAGCCAATTGCCTGAGCAATCGGAACACCATTACCTTTCCTTTTTTCGCTGATCTGATCCTGACTTATTGATCCGCTTTGAGTCCTTATCCTGTCACCACCTCCAGGAGCTGCCCTGATAGCCTCAATCTCTATTTCTCCGGCGTAGTATTCTATCAACTCCTTAACCTCGGTTTCAAGTTTAGACTCCAAACGTCTAAGTCTGGCCCCCATATCCCTGAAATTACGATCAACACCGGACATTACAAAATCAGATTACGGGAATAGCCTTTAGCCAACAACAAAGCCTGTTCACTCACTAAAGAGTTATCGGGCATGCCTTGCTGTTTAAACATATAGTCAATTTGGGTTAATATACCCTGTTTAAGCGACTTTGGTAGCTTTCCTGCCTCATAACCTGTAACGTACACGCATGCATAAGCATCATCAGCACAAAGGTTATTTACCGGCCATGACCATAATGATACTGACTGATCGATGTGATAAAAGAACTCAAAGCCATCGTAACCACAAGCCGATTTAACCATGATTGATTTTGCCTGGTTTGTACTTACTTCATACTCATCAGTAGTAAGTGTATCGCCGTCTTTGTTCTTAACCGATGTTATAGCACCTGTAGGCGAATAAGGCATTTCAACAGGGCAACCATTCCATTGAAGCTCTAAAGTACGAGGTGCAAAGCCTATGTTCGTTTCCTGCTCCAGTAATTCACGAGCTGATGAAATCAATAGATTTAACTGCGCATCATCAGACACATAGTCATCATCTATCCTGCACCATGCTTTAACCTCAGCAAGTGTTACCGGTTCAGTAGCCACATCAGTAATTACCTTAATCTGATACGACATCTTTTTTGGTCTTAGCTTCTTTTACGTATTCAGCCCGCTTAGTCTTAACGATCTTTTCAGCGTCACCTTCCGAAGCACTGAATATCTGGCCTACCGTTTTAAGTCCCGAACCATAGGTAAAGTCCTTTAACGCTTTTAACTTAACTGATTTTATCTGTATGCCCATGATTGAATTTTTAAGTATAATCAAATGTAACAACAATGAGACACAAACGCAAATGTTAAATTGGTAGTTTTGGGTATGGAGATTATAGAAGAAATAAAACCCTGCATGTTCATGAATGACGATGACGACGAGACGTACGACATTGACATTTTAGCTAAACATGGATTTACGGTTACGCCAATACACAGAGGATTTTTTATATTTAAGGAGATTGATAATGTTTTGTATTTCTGCTTTATGACTGAGGCAAATGGTAATTACGAGGGAGAAAGATTCGGTAATGTGTTTTGGCATGGGTACGGAATGACAGGCTCATTAAGGGAGCTAAGGCATTCTTATTTTGTTGAATATGCTTTCTACATACCAACTAGATTTATTCGTGAATGCTGCGATATTATGGACACTTATTTTGATGAATGTTAATATGAAAATAGAAACAGGATGGGTAAACGATGACTTTGTAAAATGTCTGCACACTATCAAGGTAACTATGCCGCATTTAATTGTGGTGTTTAAAGCTTCTGATAGGTATGAAAATGTAAGTGCCGATCTTCATGGTAGGGTGATTATTTATAAGATGACCAATAGGCTGAAAACAATAATTTCATCAGGCGCAACAGGTGTGGTAAATTGGGGGGAAGTGCTATAAAACAAACCCGGTCTAAATCAATAGCCGGGTTTTTGGTTACATAGACAAGCCGTCGTGATTTTCCCTAAGTCCTGGAGGCTTTGGCGGTACAGGCCTTAAATGCTCCCTGTACGTTTTAGGGCTGTCCTGATTCCACCTGTATAAATGAAGTAAATACAACCCCTTAGCCAGTCCAATCTTACCACCTGAAGCAATTACCTTCTTACTGAATATCTTGTCAAAGAATATGCTGTTTTCCTCAAACTTGTGTTTTTGCCATACTGATTTATGGAATATCATCAGCATTCCAGGGGCTATGTGCGTGTCGATGCATTCAGTTCCGTGTTGATATTCAATAGCCAATGCCATTGTTATGTGTGCAGATATTGATTCTATATCAAACATGCCAGCTACACAATGCTCTTTTATCCCGATCCGGTTTGTCATGCAGGTGATAACGTCGTATTGTGGATTGGCCTTTATGATTTGCTCAATTTGGTTGCCGTATTTAGGCGTTAGAAACATCGTATCTCCATCCCTAGCTACAATATAGCAATCATCTGGCAACTTATTTATAATTTCATTTAAGCTACCACCGATATTTAAAGCAGATGACCAGGGTTCTATAAATCTTAATTTCATACTACTTGTGGGAAAACCAACTATTCGATTTATTCTCCGCATCAAAGGCCTTGAATACGGTATTAACTTTACGTCCTGAGATAATCTTTCCTGCGCCAATCTTAAAGTAAACAAGGTAGTTCAGAGCACTCATATCTGTCATCTGCTCAATTCCTTTTGTCTCAGCGTAGAAGTCAATCATTAGCTTTAGAAAGTGCATCACATCGGCTCTAAATCCACCGACTACCCCGGCATTGAATAACTGCCTTTGACTGTATGTGTAGTACATCGGGTTAAATACCGGGTTTTTATGGTGCTTCTTTAGCCAGGTGTTATTTATAGTGCTTGGCTCGTCACCTACATACAACACACCTGAACGCATGTTCATAAACGGGTTAATCTTCATTTCCACATCAGTTGCGTCTACCATGAATATCTGTTCTATCTCTGGATGAGCGACTAAGTAATCATAGTACAACTGCCATCTACGGAAATAAGGATTAGTCTTGTAATCTGGTTCAACCCTTACTGAATCTAAATGGCCGTCGTTTGCTTGCTCGAAACAATCACTTATCATAGCTACTTTAGCTTTGTTTTCTGCACACGACACAAACAGAGGAACTACTGAGCTAACATCAACAGTGAAATTTTCGTTTCTCTGCGGGTCTTTTGCTGCAGTTAGGTATGATGTAAGCACGATTGAATTTAGGGGCTTATATGGGATGAAATGGCTGGATTTAGCGTTTCTTTCACGTTCATATTTAGCCTTGTTTCCTTGAATATGCGCAGATCTTATCGAAGGGTCAACACTTCTTTTTGTAGTCTGATCAAAGTCGTATGAATAAAATAGATCATTAGAATTAACCACGTCTATAAACGGTTGTGGTGTCAGTCCTGCATGATGTATTCGCATAGAGTGCCCAACATGCTCATATCCCCATATACCGTAATCCGGATCCATGCCGCCGACCTTCTCAATAGCTTCACGAGTGTAAAAGTTCATACAACCGCATGGTTCAGCCCAATATGAAAACTTATGATCTTTCCTTACCAATAATCTTCCATTCTTTCTGCCATTGGAAAAGTTGCCGAAAGTATACTGCATATGATTAAGTCCAGACTCGATGTAAGGCAAATGCCAATCTTTTACCTTTGGAAAAATATCATCGTCAAAGAGGAACACATAATCGCATCCGTCCAATAATTCCAGGCATTTATTTTTAGCAATAGCGATACCTTGCGCCTGGTTAAATCTGAAATCTGCATTCTTAATTTTGACAGTAGATCCGTCATCTACAACGACGATTTTAGCTCCTTTAGGTTTGAACTGTTTGATCTTTTTGAGTGTTTCCTTAAATACTTCCGGCCTATTATGCGAAGTTAAGCCAATCCCAATTTTATATTTTTCCATAAGCGTAAATATACACGATTGCAATAAAAAAGCCTGTAACATTTCTATTACAGGCCTCTGTGATTATGAGTTAAAGACTAGGTAGTCTCTTCCATTGACGCAATCGCATCAGCAAACACACCTTGTACAAACGCATTCACATGGTTTGTTTTGATGTAATGAACTGCCCTCATCTCCGCTAAGATGGTCACTAAGTTTTTAGTGAAGTCATCGTTAACATAGCCAATCTGAATGTTCACTTCCTCTCTGATGGCAAGGTTTGATTTTTTGAAATCACCAACCAGGAACGTTCCTGCAGTTACACCGTTGTTAAACACAACACGTAAACCTGCAATCCTCATGCCGCTGTCATCGATAAATATCGGGCGGTTATAAGTGTTCTCAGCATTTTTTAGCAACATCATTGAATAGTAATCCTGAGGATTAATTACAACGGTGTCAGCCTGGAAATTAGCAGCAGCGATTTGAGCAATAGCAGCTACGATAACATCGTATTTATTTGCTCCCGGTACTGCGCCGGCAAATGCCGCTCCAGCTGCGAAATCAGGCGCATACTCCAGAATACCTTTAAGGTTCGGGCTTGTTCCGTTACCAGACAAGATTTGCTCATCCAATTTCAGATCAACCAATTCACGCAATTCAGTATTGATTTCTGATTGCAGGAATTTAATATCAGCCAGTGCCTCTTTCGATACTTTAATCCACACTGCGATTTTCTCAACTTTTGCAGAACGCTCTACAATGTCAAAATCAGTTTGCGGCTTAGCTGCGCCCTCTGCAACCATACCAGCAACGCCCGGATCAGGGTTTGCCTGTTCAGCCCATGCAATGTAAAGGTTGTCAGTTGACAATACCCTTACCAATTCACGCATGAACGGTTGACGGCGCTGAACACGTGCAAATTGACTATCCCAGGAAGTCAGCCCTACTGTGCCACCTGAATAGTTGGTGCTGATGAGCATTGTTCCGGCTGCTTTGAAAATTACGTTTTTACTCGCATCTTCTTTCATTGCAGCAAGCCCGGCTTTTTGCTCTTCCAGGTTTTTCTTCAATTCGTTTTCAAACGATTTAACAGTCGGTGCATTACCTTCAACAAGGTCTTTTACAAGTTTAGCAACTTTATCGTGCTGATCCTGCATTTCCTTAATGATGGTTTTAAGAGCGGTTTCTTTGTCGCCGTCCTCTTTTATCAGATGATCGCCAATGCTTCCAACTGCTTCTTTAGCAATCTCAGCAATCAAAGCCTTGGCTTCTTTTGACCCGACTTCGGTTTTTAATAGTTTACCGAGATTATCAGCCACATAGCGATGAGCTACATCTTCGGCTTTATCTTCAACAACTTTTAATGCTGCAGCTTTTTCTTCGGCTGTAGCTGTTCCGATGGCAGGGTCTAATTGTGCCCTGAAAAAGCGAGAAGCAGAAGCAGAACCCGCACCCATCACCAACGATGTAATAAGTAATTTTTTCATGTCTTTAGTTTAAAAATAATGAGTAAAATGATTTTGACTGCTCATTTGGCGGGTCTGTATTTAAACTGCCCGTAGGCGGGTTATAAATTCCTGTTAATTCGTTAGATCCCTCAGTCACACAACTGATCTCTAACAATTTCGCTTCCTTGATAAAAAAAGCATATCCTTTTTCGGTTGCCTTTTCAGGGTTACCGATAAGCGGGAAATATTTGTTCCATGTTTCAAATTCTTCCTTGTACTGCTTGTCATTAACACCTAGGAACATTTTAACGTACATCATACCAACTGAATGTTGGTCAATGCTTCCGTCTTTATAGTCCTCAAATATCAGCTGATTGTACATTTTCCTAATGGCAGAATCACCAAGTAAAGCCATTGTCTGACCTACTTTATTAACGCCTACATCGGTCCAGTTAACAACCTGTTCATACACTCCTGAAAACTTGCCAACCTTAGCTGTAAGCTGGTTTATGTGGTCATGCTGATGCCTGATCTTTAATCCCCGGTCTTTTATGGATTGAGAAAACAAGTTATTCAAGTGGACGTCATCATGTGAATCCATCCAGTTATACGTATTACCAACAATAGTGCGGTAAATAGTATCTTCAGTATCTTGCGTATTTGCAATAGCTTTCGATACAAAATTACTGTCACTCACCAAGCCACCAAAAGAATCCGCTTCTTTAGTAGCTGATTTTTTAAGATCAATAATATCCTCCTTATTTTTAACCAGGTAGTCTATCAGTTCCCGCTTATCGGTAAATTGTGGAAGTTGAACCCTCATTTGTAAATCGGTTTATTATTGTATTCTTGTTTTTTCTCAACAGCCTTTTTTACATTGTCAGGTAAATCCTTTTTATCTGGCTTTACAGATGTTTGTTGATGTGGTTTTTCCTGTTTACTCATTGTAAAATCTTTGTTACTTGTTCAAATGTACAAAATAAATCATTAATACAATACCTTGTGAAATAAAAGCAAATTATTATACCACACGACCGTTTTGGATCCTGTCACGCTTCAACAGCTGGTTATACCGATTCTGACTCATAAGGCTCTGGCTGCACCTACAATTTATTATTTCTTTGGCTGGCAGTGATGTATCTCCGGGACGTAAAGCTAATGAGCCCCCAACAGTATAAAAATCATCAATCGGTATGATCACATTGTTAACATGCATATGTGAATTACGTTCCCGTTCATCTTCCCTGCCAAGCCACATTTTATAGCCTCCACCGCCCTGTTCATCAATCCATGACCTTGCGCCAATCTCTTTACCTAAGTTGCTTGTCCTTGTCGCCTCTGTCCTGCTGATGTTTAACGATCTGGTACGCATCCGGTCTTTAATCTCTTTAATAAACCATCTTACCCGGCCAAGCGCATCCAGTTCGAGTGAACCAGACTCACCTAAAGCACGTTTGATGATCTCGGCTGTATAATCATTGAGCTCTGTTGCGATATTCGATGAGTAGTTAGCCGCAAAGTCTTTTAGCTTGCCAATCCACACATCAATTAAAAAACCTATCCCAAAAGCCTTTTCTTCAGCCTCAGCAAATCCCTCTTCTTTGCGCTGATGGTAGTACTCACGCCTGGCAAACTTTACCCCTATCTCATTAAACGCCCTTTGATAAACAGGACCCCAAACATTACGGTTGATCAGGATTTCAGGATCTAAGCCATCTAATCCGAAGCTATCAGCCCAATTGATGACCGGATGAATAGATTGCATTAAAGCACGTCTGAACATAGGCAATAGCTGCCTCTCAGCTATTTTATGCTGCTTTGCGTAATCAATCCGCTCCTGGTTAAATGGTTTCCTCGTCTTGGCCATGTATCAAACTTGTTGCATTCAAATATAGGTAATTGGGTTTATATTTGGAGATACTTAAAACAACGAGAAAATGAAAATATTAATAGCATGCGAATACAGCGGAACGGTAAGGGACGCTTTTATTAAAAAAGGACATGACGCAATAAGCTGCGATTTATTGCCAACGGACAAAACCGGGCCACACTATCAAGGCGATGTATTTGATATTATAAATGATGGATTTGACCTAATGATTGCACACCCGCCTTGCACTTACTTAACGGTATCGGCTAATAAGTGGTATAAAGATCAGCCGGAAAGAAAGTCAGGTACATTGGTAGGGGCCCGGCGAAGAGAAGCCAGAGAAGAATCTATTGAGTTTTTCTTAAAGCTATATAATTGCGGTATTCCTAAGATAGCTATTGAGAATCCGATAGGGGTTTTAAGTAGCCGTTTCAGAAAGCCGGATCAGGTATTGCAGCCATGGATGTTTGGCCATGGCGAAACAAAGGCGACATGCTTATGGCTAAAAGGATTGCCGCTATTAACTCCAACAGATGTAGTTGATGGCAGAGAACAAAGATTACATTACCTGCCTAAAACTGAAGATAGGTGGAAAATAAGAAGTGTTACATTTCAGGGTATTGCTGATGCAATGGCTGAACAATGGGGAAATGTTCAACACTAAAATAAAAGAATTATTATGAAACGAAAAATAAAACTGGCGCTACACAACATTATTGGTCATCCAGTTATGGAAATAGCCTACATCTTCGGATTAAGAAGGCTTGGTAACTGGATACATAACGATCTATTTAAAATAGACCACTAACACAAGGCTCATGAAAACAGCCTCAAAAACCCGATGTCATAGCCCTGCTGACTGTATTAATTTACGGAGCAGGGTTTCGGGGTGCTACACTTCCTCATCATCCTTTTCAATGCTGATATTACACACGTTCAATACGCTTTCCAGTTCATCGTAATCAGTATGCACGATTAAAAAAGCCGTGCCTATAGCAGTTCTCATCAGCTTTATATACTCATCCGGGCTAAACTGAAACAATGCCATGATTAAAGATTTACCGGGTTTTCGTTTCCTGCCTCATCGAAAGGGTCAGCTAAAATATCCTGAACCCTAACAAGGCCTGAAGGAACTAAATAAGCTGTTCCGATTTCACCGCCTATCTCATCATAGTTATAGATTTTACGCCTTTCATCTTCTGATAACAGCGGGCCTTTATCTCTGCTGAATACCTCAGCCATTAACTTAAGATCAGGCGCAAGCTCTGTAAACTCAGTCAGATCGTGCATAGCAACTATGCCGCCCTCCCATGTTTGAGCGATCTTAGTCATTTTGCTGTCGAACTCTCTCAGTAGCGATATGATAAGGTTTGTAACTAAGGCTTTGTAACCTGCGGCAATGTTGTTATCTGTGGCGGCTGTTGTAATAGGAGCTAATGACCAAGGAATGCCCAATACAGCAAAAATAGCTTTCCAGTTGTTTTCCTCTGCCTGTATTAGCTCCATTTCGGCTATGGTGTCACCGTATGGCGTAACAACCAATTCGCCATTAGTAAACACCCGGCGCTGATTGTTGTGAGCTCCGGACATGTCCTGCTGAACAGTCTTTTCGATCTTCTGGATTTGCTCAGCTGTCATTTTACCAATAGCCTTGCCTGTTGTGCTGTTTACATCAATCTTAGAACTAAACGCTACACCACGGCCACCGTTAACATATCCTGCGCCCTGAGCCGTATTATTAGCGTTATTCAATGAAATATCCATTGCGGCAATAACATCAACGCCTAAGCCTTTTAACTGACCGTAGTTTGGATTCCATTGTTTAAGGTGTAGTATTTCGTTTGCCTCTATGCGTATAATCTCCCCGTTTAAAGCGGTGTAATTGTAATAAGCAATTGGATTAAACCTGTCATTGGATTGTACAGGCTCTACCCTGTTTCGTGCAAGTGAGTAGCATTTATCTGGCTTGGCATTACGTGACAATTCTCCAAGGCCAGGGAAGTATAAATAACCATCGCCTAAGATGTGGTTATACCAAAAGTCCTTCATCAGCTCAATGCGTGACTGAAAGTTATTCGGGTTATCAAACAGTTTATTTAGCCAGTGATCATCCTTAAGCTCTTCCAATTGAGTAGCCTTAAGCATAACCCGCTTTTCGTTGCTGATCGACTGAGAATATAGACGGTCTATTTTACGTGAACTGATGGCCGTTGCTCCTTTTGATTTACTGAACGTAATCGGAACCTCAGTAAGTTTTCGAACCAGGATATTAGCCCCTGCATAAAATATCTTGTTATTGTATGCCTCAGATCCGTTTATCAGCCATGAAAAGCGATTGCCGGACAACATTGACCATCCAGCCCCCCAAGCAGGGAAAGCATTAGACAGTGACTTAATGACAGGGGCAAGAACTGCACCGGCCACGCTTTTGATGTACTGTTTTACTTGCATGGTAACAAATGTAATTAATATGTTACATATTACAAATGTTTAATATGGCACCCATTCGTCGGATTGGTCAATGTGAAGATTAAATATCTCCCTCATCATAAAAGCGTCCATTAAATCGGGTGAATCACCGTTAAGCATGGTTTTCATTTCGTCTTTACCAATGATCTTTAATTTGCCGTCAAAGTCTTTTTTAGCCTGTTTAATGGCTTTGCGCTCATACATGAACCTTTGTCTTACCGTCATCTTATCATCGTACATGGTATTTGCTACGTCCTCAGATATGCGATATTTGCCCAATGCTACGTTATCGCCAGACCTGTAATAACATTGCGTCTTGATGTTGAAATAGTTTTCAGGTAGAGGCTTACCGTTCTTATCTGTCATCGGCTTTTCAGGATTAGGATAAGGCGTACCTCCGTTATTAAATTCAAGCGCCCCTTCAATAAACCCATCAACGAAAGAACCCACTCCGTCATTATCGAAAGTGATAAACCTGTTCTGACATTTCAATCTGGATGCCATTCCCTCGATAGAGGTAATAACCAATTTGCCATTCGATTTGTCAATGATCATTATATCAACAACCTCCCATCCATCCCATCCGAGTATTATGAGCTTATTTGATCCTTTCATGGCTATATCAGCCGTTATATAGCGTTCGCCATGCTCAACCTCAAACTTATTATTGAACATGCCAAGGAAAGCATGGTAGTTGTAAACATCGTTATCTGAAAGAATAACTTTCCAGTTACCATGAAGTAAAGCAGATTGAGTAGCCTCATCCTGAGCAAGCAGGTTACCTAAGTAAGCCGGGTCAACAGAAAGAAGTTCTTTATTCTGGTATATATCACCAGAAATAAATGTCAGAGATTTTATAAACTCATTTGGATCTAAGCCCGACTTCTTAATTACCGGATCAAGTATAAACGCCCCTTTCTCAATAACCTCATCCTTGGTATTTCCCCAAATGTAATTATCTCCGTTTACTATGAAGTATCTTAATATCCCCTCCCTTTCCCTAATAGGAAAGCCGGTATCAGGATCAATCCACCATGATATAAGTTCAGCAACCCAACTATCCGGGTCAGGATTACAAGTAGCCCTTACCCTCGGCTTAACTCCGCAAACAGACCGATTCCGAGTAAGTAAGTAAAAGAACATTTTTTTTGTAAAGTGGGTAAGCTCATCAAAACCTATAAGCGGTATTTGTGACCCCTGCCAATCAAATATGTTCTTTTCATATTCAAGATGGGAAAATTTAACCTTTGGCCCTTTTGGAAATATCCATTCTAATGTTGACTCCCTTGGCACCGCCCCAACGTGCGGGTATAGTTGTTTTGATGTGTCCCATAAGCCGCCCTCGTTCCTTATCTGCGGATTAGTCCTCCTGAATATAACCGCTCCAAAACCAGGCATATGAATATCTGGCAACGGGTCTAACAACAAAGTAAACGTCTTACCAACACCGGCGCTAGCCCCTCCAACAACAATATCAGCACTTGATGAGAGTGCCTCCATTTGATAACCTTCCTGTGGCCTAATTACTCTTATTTCTGCCATTGCTCGGTAGTTCAAATACCGTTATAACATCTTGACCATCTTTATCGGTTATGCCTATTTCCTGCTTGTCTGCCCATCTTTGACCCGTATTAGGATCAATCCTGCCACGTCTATTTTTAAGCCAAATGTTAATCGCTGCTGTATCTGGAGGGTAATACTCTTTGTAATCTACGATCAACGGAGAACCCTGATCGTTAAATATTTTAACAGCGTCTACATGGAAACCGTTAGCTTTCCTGTATAGGGAATAAGCTACATTTGCGTCCGCTTCTATCTTTCCTCTTTTTAAGGACTCCGAAAATTCAGGATGCTCTATCTTCCATAAGTTCAAAGTAGACTCAACAACATTAAAAAAATCTGCTAATTCTTTATCAGTAGCCCCTAACAAACATAGTTTAAATGCCTGTTCAGCGTAGTCCGGGCTATATAATGACGGCCTACCTACAGGAGATTTGTCTTTCGTTTCTTTAGTTTCTTTAGTTTGCTTTTTCACTTTTCCTGTCCTCCATAAGTTGATTAATAAACTGGATTACTTCAAGCAAACACTTAGTATCATAGATCGTATTGCATTCAGGCCAAAACGTATATTTTCGCCAATTTGAAAACCATGCAATCCGTCCAATCGGCTGATCGCTGTTCTTTGGAGTGATACTATAAACTTTTGTTTTGCCTGTATCGTGTATTTCAGTGAAGTCTAAGAAAGAACCCATACCCCAAACTTACGAAATTATTTGCAATTCCTCACCTGTTAGAAAGTAAAAGACATTTTGCAAATGATGAACTGTACATATTAAGTCACAAACGCCAATAAGACCATCGATAACATATCCAGTTTTTTTAACAATTCCATCATTGCTAAATTCCACTTTAACAAGTTTAAGACCTGATTTCTCAAAGTAAAAAGGTTTACTCAGATCAAACGGCATACAATGGGTAAATGAAAACTTCAACAACCAATCTTCGGTGAGGGGGATAGGCTTAAAGTCTTTTTCCTCATAAATTGCAATCGGGTTTGCGCCTATTCGTATTTTTCCCCAATATGTGCCAATAACCTCCACCACTAGACCTTCGTGTCTGATTGAAGAAATCATGTTCCCGTATCTTAATTGCCTTACATCCATTCTATTTAACCTTAATAAACAAATCGTTTTTATTAGCAACAGATATAATCCTGTTTTGAATATCATGGATATCCCTTGCCATTTCATCAACGTCACTCGGATGCTTGCAACTATTTTCGATGTCATAAAAGGTATTCCATAACTCAACAGTCAGGTTAATGCATTTATTTAGCTGTTGGTGTAGTTCTGTGTTTTTCATATCACTAATGCTATAAATTCAAATTTACTATATTCTTGTCCTTTTGGCACTTTAACTTTGATCGAAGTCAATTCCCAAATCTGAGAATCATTGAACCAGTACTTTTTCTGCAACACGTCCAGAAGCGGCTTAACCGGATTATCTATGTCAGACTGAACATTTGAAACGCCAAACTCCAGTACAATCTTTAACTTACCCGGTGGTATAGCCAGCTTTGGCAGGATCAACAACAGATGTTTTTCGTATGCCTTGTACTCCGGCGTTTTAAACCGTTTACCTTGCCAACATTTATTAACAGACATAGGTTTAACAGGGATAGTAATTGGCGTTCTGTTTGGGATGCGGAAATTCAACTCCCTGAACTTCTCGGCTGTTAGCGTTTCGGTCATGCCTCATCCTCCATGTTAATCTTAAACCAATAAGAAAATTCCTGATCCGTCATGAGTATTGGTTCGATTTCAATTTTTGGCTTACCATATTCCTCATGGTCATTCGGGTCATCGTCAAGAAAAGCAATTTCTGCTGCGTCTATCTGATTTGATACATCAATCCACTCACAAATAGTATAATCGTAATCAAGACCACAATTATAAAAACTTATTTTAGCGTAATTCTTTTCCATCTTTCTTAATTTTACTTTTCTTCCAATTTTGATATTCCATCCAAGAAAAAAACTTTCTAATCTTGCTGCCTTTGACGTGTTGGATTTGCATTACTGAATTAATTTAAGTTCATTTAAATTGTAACTGTAAAATGATCGTGAACGCCTAGCACCAACATAAACACGCTTAATAGAACCATCAGGATTAAATTCTACTGATCTTAATTTTCCGTCACGCCAATAAGCATGTTTAGCAATCAGTTCTTTTGGTAAATACCATTTGTCCGGCTTATATTCCTCAGAAAAATATTCAAATGATTTGCTTTCATCGGCATAAGCTTCAGAAGTTTTGTACTCAGCCAATGCTTTATGATGATCATAGCTGAGGTATTGAAATTTACCACCGATCAAATGATGTGTCAAAACATCGGTAAGCGTTATTTCTATTGGTGTTGTTTCCATGTTTTAAATTTACTCTTTATTTCCCAATCCGGTTAAACGTAGCGAAGATGTTACTTAAAGTCGAGTTGTTGTTGCAACTTTTTAATTATCTCATCTTGTTGACGTATTTTAAGCTCATTAGACGCAATAACGTTATTATATTGATGCAATATATATCCAATCTCTAAATGTTTACCTGAGACGTTGTAAAATGTATCTACGGCTATTCTAAGAAGATCAATCATTGCCTGTTGTCTTTTAGTCTTTTCTGAATGACCGTTTTTCTTCTCGTGCAGGATAAGGTCTGCTTGCATTTGAACTATGATACCTTTTGCCAACATGATTTTAGTAACATGGTCTTTCGAGTTTGGGTCCTGGGCAGTGTATATCTCCGACATCTGCAGGAATTTCTTTTGCGTTTCTGTCATTAGAATAAATTATTTGGGGTTAACGCCGTATCAAATTGTTTATTTACATTCTCAAAAGTGAACTCATGTTCAAACGCAAATCGTTTCTCATTGTTGATTATCTCGTAATACCTGTTTTTCTGCCAATCGAAATGTAATGACACTGAGCCTTTTTTAGCTGTGCCTTTTGGCTTGGCCTTTAATATCTTGATGATAACCTCATTTTCAAGAAACGGCGCGCCTGTTGAGGGATTAATTGTTAAATCAACTTTACCATTTACCCTGTTATGTTCCGGCCTCCACACTCCCACAACGTTAAACGCCCTACGTCCCCACACTGCACCACCGGCAAAGCTATTCAAAGTAGGAACTGCAGTACAATAAACATCCTGTCCCAAAGTATCTTTTAAAACGATAGGCGGCAAGTCTTTAGCATGCGTTACGATTGAATTATGCCAGTTGTTAACCTTTGCTTTTTGCCGAACTTTTTTAAGTGCCCATGCTAAATATTTATCTTCCCTGTTACCGAATTTGGCTAAATCTTCATCCAAGTCATTAAACGGATCTAAAGATGTGGATTGAATTTTAATTGATAACTCTCTTTCTAGGCTTTCGCAGTACTGATAAAAGCTGTCAATTGTGTGATCAGTTTCATCTCCATTTATCGGATAAAAATGTTCATCAAGCCAAGCTAAAGCCTGGTAAACTTCTTTCTCTGTTGCGCAATACGGATTAGATTTAAAAAAGGGTTTACGCAGTCTTTTACTGACAAGCTCCCCTATAACATCTTCCATATTACCAATCTCTCCGCTCATAAAGCAATGTTTCCACCCGAACTTTTCAGATTGATTAAACATCATCTCCATTTCAAATTCAGTTTTACCTGCTCCAGCAAATCCGATGTAAAATGTTGAATAGCCTAATTTGAAGCTGAGCAATTCATCAAGATTTGAAAATCCTGTGTCCTCACCTCTGCTTACCCCAGTTTCGTAATGGTTCATCACTTGGTCAGTGTATTCGAATATGCGCTTTCTCATTTAAACAAGTCTTTATTGTTTGATTGGTCTACTGCTCCATATATTTTAGGAGTTTTTGATTTGTTAAAATCACTACTTGCCCATCTCTTTAATCGTAATGAGGTGTCCCATGTTTTTTGGGTTTCCTGTTTGAACTTCGTTTTAGACTTATTGGGCTCAGTCCAATAGTCACAAAAATCCCTAATCATTTCTTTACCGTACAAACCAACAAAAGGAACGAGTGATTTAGAAAATTTTAATTTTCTATCATCTATACTATTTACTTCTTTAACTGTTACTGTATCTGTTACTGTAACAGCGATGTTTGCGATACTTTTTGGTCGCACTTCATCGGGTTGCGATACTTTGCGATCTTCTGCGATAGACAAAGCCTGATTCAAGTCCATCTTTTTATCGATCACCAATACGTATAAATCTAAATGCCAACGCTTTAGGTTGCCTAAAATACCAGATTCACTTTTCTTTGTTTTTTCTTGTTCCCACTTAACTAAGTCCCTTTTAAGCTGATTTTTTATGCTTTTAAACATAAGGTTTGTAATTTTATCATCTGTTACTGGATTTTTATCTCGTACATAATCGCAGAAATGCTTAATTAATCTGCCCGCTTCTGCTTCATCAAGGTCATCGAAAATATCTCCCCAGTCAACGTACCATAGCACGCAATTTTTACCTTCAGCCATTACAATAACTCTTTCAGGTGTTCAATAAAATCTTCAACTTCTGATGTGTCTTCAAACACATATACATGGCAGTCATACTGATCGTTAATAGACTCTATAACAATTACTGGTTTACCGGTTGTATTCCAGTGGGCACGCATCCTACATGGTGCGGGTTCTTCAGTGTTCTCGAAAACTGTGCTTTTCATAAGAAATAAAAAAGCCCCGGCCGTGAGAAGTTTGACCGAGGCAATTTAACGATTGCTAATTAGCAAAGATACTGCTTCTCACTTCAATATCTATGCCCTTTATATAAAACGAATATACGAAATTAAGGCGAGTTTGCAAAAAGTGAATGTAACATTTTTAGAACAATCTAACCTGTGAAATGTGATTGTTAATGCGCTTCATTGCTGCAGCGTAATAATCAGGATCTAACTCGCAAGCTGTTAAATCAAAACCGTAGTCATGGCATGCGATTGCTATTGATCCTGAGCCGAGGTGAGTATCTAAAATTTTATCTCCAGTTTTAGCGTATTTATCGATAAGCCACTTATATAATGCGACTGGCTTTTGAGTAGGGTGGACTCTAATTTCTTTGTTTTTCATGTCTGGCTGAATCATTCCATGCCAAGACAATTCAACAAAGTCAACCTTCTTCGTTAGTTATTGTTAGCATCTTAAAATAATTCTAATTGTTTATTAACATTTTTAACCATTTTTTCCCGCCGTTCAAGTTGTTCAGGTGAAAGTACAAGCCGGACAAGTCTTTCTCTTTGCTCAATTAGGGTTTCTTCGCCCCATTCCAAGCCGTCTGCCCAGGATTCAAAGGGGGTCATATTCATCAGGGATATCACTATTACAGCAGGAACAAAATGAATGATTACCATCAAAAGGTTCTTCCAAGTGAGTTCCTTCTTGATTTGAGTCGTATAAATCCCCACAAACATCACATCTTTCTATGTTGTCTGGGAGCACCCGTAAGTGTTCCTGAAGAAACCAAATAACTCTAAATGCTTCTGTGTCGCTTAATTTTATGCCACTTGTATTGGGTATACCTGATTCTTCTGGTAAGGGTTTATTCTGCAAATAATCGTATAATTCATTACACCATTCGAGATCTGTTAACTCCCTTTTATCATTGTGATTATTACCTGATATTATTCCCATGATTTTCTATTTTAATGGGC